TCGCTGCTCATTGAGCAAGGCGTAATAGTACTGGACGCATCTGGGCTTGCACCCAAGCTTTTCAAGGTCAACCCCCGCCTTCAACATCATTGAGATGTCAAAGCTAGGATTGACCAGTGCTATCTCTTTTCCTTTTAGGTTGTCATTCGCCCATCGAGAGACCGCGGCCTTGTCCATGTTACCACCGCCTTGATGGGCCCACCCGAAGTAATACTCTAGACCAGGGGCATAGATACCGAATCCAGTAGGTTCGTCATGACCACGCCAGTTCAAACCTGTGGTCTCAGTATCTAGACCTATCATCTTAACGCCGGTAAGGTTGGGTGGTTCCATCTTCACCTTCGGCGCGTTTACCGTGAAGTCAAGTTTGGCCTGCATTATTGATCCGTCAGCAGGAGATTAAAGGCCTCCTTACGCGGGTGGATCAATACTTCTTTGAGCGTATTCCATGGTTGGGAAAAGGTTGTGGTAGCCCATTCAGGTTTAGGGTCATTGAAGACAGCGGCAAGCTCTGGTGGAGGAGGGGAGAACATACGGTCGCTACCATAACATGAGATGTCTTGCAGACCACTGCACATCTCACCAAGTCTGTCTAGGTCTCTATCATACATGTGGGCTGAACCTAGGTTAAACTGTAAGAAACCTGGCAGGCACTTGATGTAGTGACACATCAAATTTTGAATCTGTGAGAATACATAGAAATCATACGGCAGACCAAGGAAGATGTCTGAGCTCCGCATGGTGACGATCGTGTTCAAGAAATCCTCTCGTCGGATGAATTGAACGTTCAGGGTACACATGACGTCCTTGGTTGGCGTCCACGGGGTTTCCCAGATATTGGCCACCGCCTGCCTTGTCTGTGGGTCCTCCCTTAATTTCCCAAGCACGTATGGAAGTGCCACCTGAAGTCTTGGCCCATACGCACCCCACATCTTTAAGCCATCATCAGAGAATTCGACGATTCGTTTGTTGTAATTTCCTATGGACGGCGCGTCGTCGTAACCAAAGAGGATCCACAGAAACTCCGCAACCATAAACCTGTAGTTCAGGTCGCGGTTGGGATGGTACAGGATATTGTGCATGGGCTCATTCACGCGGAATGATGCACCGAGAATCTCTCGCGTCTGGATGCCACGTGGCCCGGCGGGTGTGCCGTCGTAGATGATATGGTTGGCAAGACCACGATATGCCGCATTAAAGTAACCGCAGTTGAGCTGCATTGTTGGCCTCCATCGCGATCTTGAATAGTTTGAGATATTCCATGGCCTCATGATGCTTGAAGCGTTGGTAGTACTGAGGATGCGAGATATTAACTGCTGGGATTCCTTGCTGCCTTAACATCTTGATGGCCACGGCCCCTAACGCGATGACGCGTTTAAGGTTCTTAAGCTCATTGATGATGGGCTTCATCACACGGGGTGATCCATCTTTCCGATAGGCGTTGGTCAGGTAGTAGTTGTGCCCGATCTTGAGACGCAGGAGGGTGTTGATGAGGTAGGCACTTGATCCACTGGTTGAGAAAAACGGCAGATCATAGATCGGATGGTTGCTCATCTCCCCAACGATTAGGGTCTCAGACGTGCTTGGTCCAATGCCCCAAACGAAGGGGATGAGCTTATTGTTTTCGCGTAGATGCTTCAGCCGTGCAAACACGATGGTCTGATCATGGATATCGAATGGATCAATACGCATCCAATGATCAGAGGCGTAGTCATCATAGGCGGCATGAATACGGCGTAAGGATTCAGAATCTTTAACATATTCACGGTTAATGCGCTTTCTCCAGCGTTTTTCAACCTCAACAAATGGATGAGTACAGATCACACCAAACCCCTCACTCGCAATGATGTGATCGATGATGTGTTGACCAACCGCACCAAGCCGGTCGTTGTTACGATAGACCAGGCCATACGTGCGTTCACCCAGGTGTAGGCGGTCATGGATACAGTAATCGTACGTGATCGCCTTGATGGCATAGTACTCAAACAGGTTGGAGACATCTGGTGGGAGGCCTTCATGTTCATGCCTCACCTCCTTACCATATAGCTCCATGATCTTCTCTGCCAATTTCTTGGCAAACACCGTCTTACCGGTGCAGTCACATCCTTCAAGAACGATCTGCAAGGGTCACCTCCCACAGGTTGTTCCGTGAGTAGTCTGGATACAGCGGAGCAAACATGATGGACATGACCTCCCCACCATAGTACTCATTTAGCATCTCAAAGATCTGGCGTTCATTCTCATCCATGGCCTTGATGATCTCAGGCTTGCTGGCGAAGGTACCCCAACGCTTCTTGACCTTGAGGCCTGCCTCCTCAATAAGACTGTTGAGTTCCTCGATGGTGTACTCATGAATGTGGTTTACCGCCGCGGCACCGTTAAACACGGGCGTTGACAGATAGAGGGTAGAACGTTGATCCATTAATGACTTGATGTTGATCAACAGGGTAAGACCATCCTCAGTCTCCATGTGTTCAATCACCTCAAAGCAGGTGATCGTATCATAGGGCCCACGCAGCTCAATGAAATCTGCGATGAAGTTAAACTCCCACCAGATGGATGCCCATGACGGGCAGATGGATCTCTCAGGTTGTTTATTTAGATCAATACCGTTGTACTCGGCAGGGATAAGGCTTTTGTTCCCCATCAGGACACGGAGTAGCGGCTGATCTTGCCCGCAACCGACATCAAGGATCCTCTTCCCATAGGCGCGGTTCTTATTAATGAACCCCCATCGGAAGAAGTGGGCTGCGTAGTCACGGTGTACGTTGTACCCGTAATGTGCAGCCTTAAGTTGGGTCTTGTCAAACCGACGCGCTGAACGCGTACGGCCCGACCTAGTCGGCTGGGGCATCAAGGACCTCCTTATCTCGGTGGAGAACAATGTAGTATCGGACGATGCGCTCAGGTTCTTGACGAGTGGTTAACTTCCCACCCTTGACCACATCTGCAGTAAGTTCGGCGATGGTTGCGGGACCCAAACGTTTCAACGAATCGAACACCACGCCACGTTGACCGCCACCAGTCTTGGTACCTTCTTTCAGGATGTATCTTTTCTGCAGAACGTCTGAGGTCTTTTTGTTGGGCTGAATATAGCTGTCAGGCATCTCACCAGTCTTAAGAAAGATCTTGAACCTTTCTACCCGCTTATCATGGCGGTCCTTAATCTTCGGGTCAACTGCATGGAAATAATGCTGTAACCATGTAAGCTGTACGAAGCTGGCAACGACAGGCACGTAGATTTCGGATGGGCAGGTGAGCGGCATCTCTAAATCGTGATGAATGAGAAACCGTTGGGCGGATGATGCACTGAGTAGCTTCAACTTCGCGACCGTGACAGAGATCCCACGAGCACTAATAAGAAGCTCATAAGACCCCTTCACGTAGTAAAGATCCCCGTCCTTCTCGCGAAGGACGGGTTCAATAGGTTGGTTTTTCATGTGAGTGGCCGATCGTTGTGGTTAGGCTGCCTTGACTGCCTCGATGGTGCCGTTCTTCTTCATGCTGGTCATGTAGAAGCTGACCACTGACTTCGCGGATTGTTTCGTCTGCAGCTTTCCCTCGATCTCTTTTGTGATCTCATCGATCGTGGCCTCTCCCTTCTTCTTCAGAGCGTTGACGATCAACTCGACCTGGCCACCAGTCTTGAACTTCACCTCCTTGTCGGTCAATTTGAACTTCGTGGCGACCTTGGGTACCTTTGCCTCCTTGGCTGCTTTCTTCCCTGCAGCAGCACCAACATCAGTCTCAGCTGCCTTCTTGCTGACCTTCTCCGTGGGAGCCGCGGCGGCCTTACTCTGTTTCTTAGCCATGATATTCTCCTTTTGTTTTTGAACATTAACTACAAAGTGGATTCATTATATTAAGAATTTTGTCCCGTGTAAACAAGATCGACAAAAATACTTCTGCGGCAGGGGACCAACTATATGTCGTAATTCCGCCATGAGTCAGGTTTGTAGATTACTAGTTTGTGCTTCGCCCTGGTGACGGCCACATACCACACACGGTGTTCTTCTTGATCTGAGACCTGCCAAAAGTGATCATGACTCAACTTCGGCATCGCTGTGTTTAAGACGACCGTGTTCGCCTCACGCCCCTTAGCCTGGTGGATCGTCATCATCCCATCAAGCGGCTTCGCCTTTAGAAACTTAAGTGGTCCAAGCATCTCGTTTAATTGCGAACGCCCACGTGCTAAGATCATAGTATTAGGATCATGGAACATGTTCTCAGTTAGACGGAATGCGATCTCCACATTAGGTCCCATCATCATTCTTGGGATGAAGACCTTTTCCTGCCTTCTGTCTACACGAGAGATTATCTTATCAGCTACCTCCTTTACCTGAGCAGTCAGCCGGTGGCTGTTACCCAGGACCTTAAACTCGTCCACCTCTCTATCTAAGAAAACCTCGGACGATGCACCTGCCCAGTTGAAAATTGCTTGGTCATCGTCTCCTGCCATATACACCATCTCGCATTGTTGCGACATCTTATCGACAACCTTCCATTGCAACTTTGATAAGTCCTGCGCCTCATCGATGATCATTCGCCTTATGGGAAGCGGGTGACCAAAGTTAAGATACAGGAATAGAAGATCAGTAAAGTCAGACAACCCTTGTACGTTTTTCCACTCCCTAAAAGCATTGATGAAGGCATCAGCCGCCGACTGAGGGATCTCAATTGGCAATACCTCACTCAGGTCAAGCATCTTGTGCCGTGCAAGGTGGTAAGCCTGCAGGATCTTATCCCACTGATTTCTTGATCTAGTAAACGTGAACTCATTTTCCATCAATGGATCAAGTGTAAGACCTGTGTTCAGATCTACCCCTGCTGATTTTCCAAACTCCTTCAATTCTTTTGCACCCATGACATTCACACCGCGTAGCTCAGCATAGCACATTGCATGGATAGTTTTAAGACGCGGAAAATTGTTATTGTGCTTATATCGTGGGTCTTGTTTAACCCTGTCCTCGACTTCTTTTCGTGCCGCACGCGTGAAGGTCACAAACGCTATCTCATCGATGGGTATCTGCCTTAACCATGATGAAAGTGTATTGATCATCGTGGTTGTCTTACCAGTTCCAGGGGGTCCGAATAACTTATATCTCCAAGGCATCGGACTCCTCTTCTTTTCTTAGACCAAAGAACTCATCGTACTTAATTGCCCATAACAAGACCAACTTGCCGTCAATTGAGACCCGTTTGTAATTGCAACCATGATTCTTAATCAGCATGAAGAGCTTATTATCTGCGATCCTATCTAACTTATGCATTGCCATGTACTTCTTGAGTGAGTTGCCCCTAAAGACAATGTACTCTCCTTTCTTTACTGGTAGATCACGAAAGATGTCCATGTCTTGCTTGGCCTTTTCACACAACTCCAAGAACTCTGTAACACAGTTAAGGATCTGACCATTGATAGAGGCATCCTGAGGTGCCCCAATCTCAGTCCGCTTATCAAGCAAGTCCTTTACCTGCTTCTCCCAGTCAAGTTGCTTCAGCGGCTTGACCACTAGATTCATGATCTCCATCAGGCGCAATCGGAAGACTCTAAAGTTCAGGAACTCTTCACTTGAAAGTGAGATATCCTTGCCGTTCACCTCCAACATAAAGTATGGTGGATCCGTATTAAGTTTCCTACAGTGTGTGATCACCGCCGGATGGTAGATGCTATCTGATTCCTTACCAGGGAAATTCGATATCCCAAACTTAAGTTTTGCGCATGAGTCATAGTCGCAATGACTACAGATTGGCTCCGTGTCACAGGTATATTGGTACGTGGTCTTGTTAAGTGACCGGACAACGGTGTTAAGCTCCTTGTATGGGAGTGGTGGACTCACATTCCGAAGATTGTGCTCCATCAACTGAGATTCCCAATCCTTCGGGTTTGACTTCTTAAAGAAAACTCCGAAGTTAAACAGCCCAGAGTTACGTGACCCCTCTGGTAGTCCTAGCTTGGTCAATGCCCTGAGACAGGGCGGATACTCCTTTAATACCTCATCATCATCGATTACTCCAGATTCTTGGATCTGAAATGTTGGCAGCTTGTCTACAGCTTCAAAGAACTCAGCTAATGAGAGTGGTCGCTCTGTGCCGATGGCATATCGGACCGTCTGATTAGCATTATGATACGGAAGATTGATCCAATTACCGATGACATCTGGAGTGATCTTAACCTGCTTTGGAAAGATCTCTGACTTTGTGTATCCGAGCTTAGTCGCCCATGACTTCATCTGAGACTTTACGACAGCTGCCTGAATTGGTTCCTTAAAGAATGCGAATAGGTGTGCACCTCCAGATTTTGTCTTGCAGACAATGAGCGGTAGTTTGTAGTCTGCAATCCGCTTTGCAAGGGTCAGGTGGTTCAGGTCGTAGACGTCAACGTCGATGGCCGCGAACAGACAAGTCCCATCTTCTTGGATTGGGACGATGCCTAGACCGAGCTTACCATCCAAGTGATCTTGATAATGCTGAGGAGTCACGGGGCGTTGGATGGTCTTCGCCCCGTGCTGATCACTCCAAATCCCGTATGCCGACGCCCGACCGGTGAACAGCCCACTAAATATCACCAGTTGGTTCGGGGTCGTCATCAGCGTGTACCTTGAGTGCCTCGCGGTTCATGGATTCGTAGAATGAGGTAACCTGCTTAAACATCTGGTCATCCAACCAGCCCCTCGACTCCAACTTGTAGTTGAAGAACTGCTGACCAGCTCCTACGTCGTCAATTGGGGTCACGTGAACCATCGCGGCATACAAGGGTGCATTGCGCATCCTTACCATGGTATTGAAGTTACGAGCCACCTTTGTGCTGGCGCTCTTAAAGCTCATGGCAATCAGTTCAGAGGTCAGCTTACCGTCTCGAACGATCAGTGACGGATAACTGTAGATGAGGTAGCAGGCGGGAGGTTCATCTTCCTGAAACTGTGAGTGTGGGCAGGAGGCGCAGGTCTCGCATAACCTGCCACCATCAATTGCGTTGAACGATTGGCACTCAATGCCACCGCCCTCTGCGATTGGTTTGAACTTGATGCGGGTCTTAATCATGTACAGCGGGATGAGATCAATCTCAGTGTCATAGATCTCACCAGAAAGCGTGTTGAATAACTGACCCTCAAGTAGATCTTGGATAAACTTGGGATCTTGCTTCTTTCGTTGCGGGCTATTGGATTGACAGATAGCCAGGCGTGGTACTGTAAAATCCTGGTTGTCTGCCTCCTCCAACCCCGTAGAACCTGCCGGAATGTAGGATGGTCTTGATGCTAACGCCCCACCCTTTTGGTCTACCAGTGCCTTAGACGCCGCCGGCTTGACTGGATCTTTCTTCTTGGGATCTTCCTTTACTGCCTTTGCCATGGTCTCTCCTTATCTCATAGGACTTTCGCCTTTACGTAGGACCCACTTCAAAGCGTCTACCACCCCCTTTACATAATTCGGCTCACGGCCATTTTCCAAATGGAACTTGATCACTGACTCACCACCATCAAGCATCTTGACGATTTCCTCCTGCCGGCGCATTGGAGGCACTGCATTCTTGTCAATCCTTTTCGATGAGGGTCCCCTTCTTGCGAGCATTGGATACACACACGTCACAGAGTGCGAACCCCATGACTTCTCCTTTCAGGAGCACCGACTTAAGAATCTCCTGATCTTTGGTTTTGCACCTCTGACAACCGCCATGCTTGACCTGCATTGTAAACTCCTCCATGTTAAGGTTATACCAGACGTTGGCGATCGGGTTAAACCCTTGGAACTTCACTTTCCGCCACGTCGGAAGGTGATCTTTGACTTCATGTACGCCTCCACGCCGTCAGGTAAAGGTTTTGCCTCCTCAAGAAGTTCCTTACACATGGCCTTAAGGGTGGAGTGATGCATGGTCAGGGCATCATGAAACCCATTGTCCTCAATCCAATTCATGAATGCTGGCTTATCCGCCACGGTGGGGTAGCATGAACCTCGTAAGGAGAGGTGATGACCTGCTGCGGTCTTAAGGGCGGTTAGGTCTGAGGACTCCATGAGGTCAACAAGATTGTCCTCAATGGAACCAAGGCGTTCGTTGACATCCTTTAACTGCTTTTCAAGATCTTCCTTCTTGATACGTTCTACTGAGAACCTCTCGGCGAGTTGTGATATGGTTAATGGCTTTGGGCCTGTTGTGTACTTAGGTCCCGTCATGACTTTTGACGAGGTCAAAGAACTCGGCTGCTGGGTCGACGTACCCTTGTCGCCTTGAGGCGCTTTTTGTTTCGCGCTGTTCGTAGGCATCTTTCTGTTTCCTTTCCTTTATTAGGTGGAACACATCATACATCCATGGCTTTTTACTTGCCATCATGAAGAATTTCTGCAAATTCGAGCTCAGTTCAAGCTCTGTAAGTTCTGTCATCGTTTCCATAGCTTTCTCTAGTTGTTCCTCTTGGTTCTTACCAGGAGCAAGCGCTCTACCTAGAGACTTATAGAAATTGTGCCTCATGACGGTCTTCACATTACCTCCTTATAACGACCCGCCACGCTCGACTGTGGCGGGCCGGGGTGTTCACCGATATGCTTGCCAACTCCTCATAGTTCCTACCTAAACCTCCTTTCATTAGGATCTCTACGGTATTGTGGCATAGTATTAAGCTGAAACTAGGCAGGGATCTAGCCACCCGCATCTCCATTACTTGGCCGTGGAGTAAACAAATCATATCATGGTGAGACACTACTGTAAATCAGATGCGTCAAATAAATCCTTACTTCGTAACGCTGATGTCTTTTCCTCCTGAAGGACCTTTAACCATTCTCCCCTAGTCCAGTTGGCAAGCTCGGCCTTTCTCTTCAAAGCCTTCAGCACCGCACGGTCCACGGTTGGCTCACCCTTTGGTCCCGTCGCGATCGAGTCTACCACAGAGACACTCTCAGCGGCCTGACCCATGCGATCAATTCGACCAATGGCCTGTATCCTCATCAACAGGCTATACGCACGCGAGAGGAACAACATGTTAGAGGCACGCTGCATGTTGAGACCCATCCCACCGGCCGCGAGCTGCGAGACGAGGATCCCGTTTGGATCATCGTTAAACTGGTGCAGTACTGCCTCTCGATTATGCTGAGACATGCCACCTATCAGCATGCCGACTGAACGGTTCTCCACCACATTAAGGGCCTGAGTAACGCGCTTAGTCTCAACCCTAAACCAGGTCCAGATGATCAGGCGCCCCTCTTGTCGCTCTGCAAGATAGTCGAGGGTATCGTCAATTTTCTCACTTCCTACCACATGCTCTTCTACTTGGCCTGCCGTGATCTCCATCAGCCGAACAAGCTTAACACCAGCATTAGAAGCGGTGAGAATCTTCTGGTCTCCAGGCCCATCCTTGAGGATTGCGATGAGCTCGTCACGCATGTCTACATATATCTTCCACGTCGTTTTGTCCAGTGGAACGAACCGTGGCGTTAAGGTGACAGGTGGAAGGTCTAAGGCCTCCTTCTTTCTACGTTGCAGATAGAACGGTCTGATCTTCTTGTACAGCTCTACCTGCGTCTCCTTCGCGAGGCCCACCACCTGCTTCCCCATGTATCCACCCATCTTACAATAACGTAGGCGAAAGACCCAACGACTGCAATCAATGATGTTGTAATCAAGCACCAAAAACTGGGAGTACAGGTCTTCAGGCGTGTTAGCGATCGGTGTACCATTGAGGATGTACCTCCGCTTAAAGTATCGGGCTAGCTTGATGCACGCCTTCGTACGCGCGGCACGCATTGCCTTGATGTAGGAGCTTTCATCCATCACAATCATGGCGTGCTGTTCTCTTGCCCACTTGATCAAGCTGGCATGATGGCCTTCACTCCGAAGGATGTCGTACGAGACGATGACCCACTGCCAATTTTTGTGCCATAGCTTGTGGTATGAGTACGAGTCAAAGATGAAAACATCTTTCGAGTCCACACCCCATGCTGGCAGCTCACCAAACTCTGGATCTGCCCACGCAAAACGGACGGGCGCTGGGCAAACCACCATCACGCGGGTTACCAACCCAGACTTAAACATCTCCTTGGCCGCCTCAATAGCAACCCGTGATTTGCCCATCCCTGGCTCATCGAACAAAGCGAAGTAGTCGTTGGCCAGAAACGCCTTGAGGGCGGTCCGTTGTGTGGCGATCAGCGGACTTATCTTTCCTGGTCGTGGCACAAGATTGGTCTCCAATTCTTGTCTCCTTTCACAATTTGATCTACAGCGGTCTTAAATGCCAAGAGGGGACTCATGGTCCCATATGTGTCGACCACAAAGGCCCTGCCCACACAGAGCGAGTTGTTGTTTTTTGGACCAAAGACCTGGGCTGACATCTGGATCTCAACCTCCCATTGGTTGGAGCTATACTTGGTTGAGATCATCCGAAAGCTGATGCTGATTGGGCGTGATGCAAAGTCAGACAGTTTTTCTTCTGCCATAAGGATTAGGTTCCTTCCATAGGATTTGTGTTTGTACCTTCTCATTCTTTATAGCTCCCTATAGGGGGATTTAACTCCAGGTAAGGATTGCCTCGACCTGCGTACTGTAGCGTGTTGCCCGGATACTGCGCGATGCAGTACAGGGCTTTGTAGTAGTCCTCCCTCGTCTGAAGAAAGAGCACTCGATTTGCCTGCTCCTTCTGATTCATGCAGACTACATACATGATGAGGTACGGATAGACCATGATTCCCATATTTTCTCCTTAGATTCGAGGGGCGGTAACCATGGCAGGAAGCCGCCCCTCAGGTCGCTGACTCGGTATCTGCATCTAAACGGGACACGTGGGACCCGCCGTTAGAAGTTCACCATCATCAGCCGACCAACCGCAGTCTCAAGCTTCGTGCGCTCATCGGCGTACGGCGACTCCTGACTCAGTCGCGTGAGACCATTAACCATCCCCCATGGGGTGCATGGGTCACCATCCTGATCGAACGTCTCGGTCTGAACCTTGACGTAGGCCAATTCCAACTGCTTGCGAGTGATGCCAAACCGAAATGCATAGATCTTGTCACATACCTCCTCAAGATCATCACCAAGCTTATAAGTTTGCAGGCGTTTGATCTTAGTCTCATCCTCCTTAGAGGATCGATCCAGCCAACCCTGCAGCTCCCTGGACATCGCCTCCCACGCGAGCTGAAAGGAGACGTTCACGTGAATGATCCGGAAGGTGGCCACATTCTCCGCGCCCCACACGATATGGTTGCCACACACGTACCGATAGAGGAATCGCCACACCTTGAAGGCGTACCCAGGAACCTCATAGTTTGAGATAAAGATGCCGCGCGCGAGGCCGGCGTCCGTCCCATCTGGAATGCGATGCTCCTCGTTCACGAGGAATGCGAACATGTCGTGGTCACTTGCGTACAGCCCGGCTGGACCGATGTGATCCCCTATCTTGATCGACAGGCCGTTATCTCTACCTCTCAACACGTCCGTCTTCGTCGCAATCCTCGTTGGTCCCCCATTCATGGCTGGTCGAGCCGGTGGTACTCTCCAACCAGCATCCTTTCGACAGACCTCCATCAACTGCTGAACGATCTGATAATTCCAGATCCTGGTGTAGGTCGGGGTGTTAAAGAACCTGAACTTCTCATGACCGTTGTTCTTCAGTCCGACCACCGTCACCGGGTTAACAGACCGATGGTTGTCAAGGTGATGGTTCAAGACCGATGACGTCAGCACCGATGGCAGACCACTGAGATATCCTGCCGGTGCCCCAAACTCACCACACAGCTGTTTGAACCCCCAGTTCGTCATGCTCATCGACCCGCCCTTGGCATTTACGTACAGCTCATTCGACGCGTCTGCCTCAAAGCGGAGCTCCCTCAACATCATGGTTTGCTCAATGCGATTCTTGTAATACTCGTGGCACTGGTCATACATGCCCTGCAAATCCCAGAACCGCTCATCTGCCGGTCGCGTCGCCCACTGGTTAGACGCGGCGTACAGATTCCTGCTCTTCGTGATCGTCGCCATGGTTGGCCTCCTCGTTTTTATCAACTACTGTGTATATAGTATCAAAACCCGACGTCTGGTGTACACCCGTGAGGTCAAATATACTTCTATCGCGGTAACCACTCAGAGTCACCCTGCTTCTCAGGCTCTCCTCCCTTTAAGATGCGATAGCACTCCCCACAGATCTCCTCCTCTGGGGTAATGCGCCAGCCAGCCTTCTCATCTACCCAATGGTTGCACACAGGACATCGCCAGCGACCAATCTTAGGTATTATCATGAAGTCGGCTCTAGCCACCTCGAACGCAGTCACCACTGGTCGGTCCATCTGTTGTGCGGTCAGATGTTCCATGATCGCCTGGCCAGCCGTTTGAAAGTTCTTAATACCATACAACGGTGGATTAAGGGCAGACAGATCATTAATGATCTTTTTGAGTTGTTCATAGGTTAAGAACCCTACCTCAACAACCCCATCTGGAGTTACCGTAAAGGTCCCTTCATCCAATTTGATATTACCATGCCATGGGCAAGATAAGTTAATCTGTATTGGGATGATCTCTAGCTTGCACAGGCACTTTGACATTGCCGATCTCCTTAAAATAGATGTAAACGTTCAATGTGGTGAAGCCACAGGTCTTACAGCCCCACAGGTTTACATTGAACTTACTGATGTACGCCGCATCCTCACAGGTGCGACATACATAGTTCTCGTTTCTCTTCCACTCTCCTTCATGAATATCACTCATACTGGTCTTATCCTCCTGTATCATTCAATCCACCTCACACAATTGATGGTGGTACAGTGCCCACGGGTATGCTTATTGCTGGTCCTCATGCTGATGGTCAGCTGGCCAGTCTCACATACTGGGCAGTCGATCACATCAACAAGATTCTCATTCCAGTGCTTCTTCTTCCAATTGGCAAGGAAGGGCAATAGGATCCTCATCCTGCGATCACTGTATACGGCCTGATCCGCGTGCTCGGTGGCGGCCGGTTCGCTTGGTCTCTCCCACCTACTGCATTTAACCAAGCTCTTCTGAGCATCCTTATGACCATTGATGCAGGGCCGACTAAGAAAGTCCAGGCCAACTGACCTATAGGAGATGCCCGCCTTACAAAAGGACGGCATCCCAGCTGAGTCGTAGTGCACGCAGTAAGACCTAAAGAACCGTACGCTGTCTGCGTGGTCCTTCTTTTCTTGCTCATTCTTGAAGTTCATGATTCCTCACTCGCAGCAGTTGGGGTCGGCTGTGCAGATTCCTCGTTGGAGGCACTTGGTGGGGTCATGACAGAAGGGGTAGGGGGTATGTGCCTTGATGCACTTACGGCAGAGAAGCTCGTTATTGTAGATGAACATTTCAGAGGCTGCACCTGCATCGTTGCAGTTGGTGCAGTTGAAGATCTTTGCTTCGGTGGTGGCCATGGTTTCTCCTTCGCACACGTCAGACACATGTGCCGCTTAAAGTTCCAAAGTTTAGGGTCAAGACAGTGACGCTTACAGTTAGGGCAAATCCTCAACTCATCATGCTTTTTCCAGCATCGTTCACATAGCTCTGCCTCCGTCATCCCCCACGCCTGTGCATAGGTCCAGCAGTAGCCGCAACCAGACTTAAAGATGGGGCAATTCACGTCGATCGCGATTACCTCAGCAGTTAAACCACCTTGGTACATGATGGAAATCTTGTTCGGTAGCGAGCTCATCCAACCACCTCAACAAGGTTAAGAACCGAATGATCCGTCCTTCTTGGAGGGCGCGCTGACCCTCCTCAAACGTGATCGCCCTGATGGATTCGTCAAGAATCTGTACTTTGGTGGCCAACTGAGCGCTTAACTCCTGATGGTCCACCTGACCTAGCAAGTAAACCTGCACCGACATGTAGCCTCCCTGCGTAGTAGCGCGACAGGACCTCCCTGACAATGACATACAGCTCAAGAACGTGGTTTCTTACCTCCTCCTTTGTTGATCTCATCACATGATTCTTGTTTTTTTCTCGTAGCTTTCTATCCTCGATGTCCTCCATCATTACCTCGTACCACTTATCGAAGTGCATATCGAGTTCTTCACCGGACATGAGCTCAGCCGCGAGTCGTAGGTTGAGAAGATCCTTGGTTGGTTTTTCCCATAGCTCCTTCCATGCCTTCATCGCCCTAGGCGAGATGCTGTCTAGGAGATTTTGGCATCTGATGATGCTGATTGGTTTCATGGTCCCTCCTACTTTTGCATGAACTTATCCTTATCTATCACAACTGTCCCAAGCCTGACGGTGTATGAGAAACGAGCTATCCCGCAGTAAACGTCCTTGGTAGATTCAAAGTCATACACCTTCTCAATTGTTGGAGCAACACGAATGTACAGGGTATCTCCCTCAAAGTTCTCCTTATTAAGGAGCTTGTGCCTCAACTGCTCAAACGCCAAGTCGAAGGTAGATACCTTGTCGGTCACCTCACGTCGATGGTATACCTCACCCATCACAGGGAACCCACCAGAGTGCAGGCTGTTGTCCACAACGTTGATCACGTTAAGGAAACGGCCATGCCAGGTCTTGATGAGGTCGCTGATTGACTCAATCTGCTTGAGATATGAGCTAAGCACTGGTTTGTCGAACTTCCATTCAACATGAGCAAGAGCCTCATCAAATTGTGGTGCATAACTTGGCCCTGCATATGGCCCAAAAGCCATAGTCCAGTACCTCCATACATTAAGATACTCTGGACTTTGATGCACCATCTTAAGCTGAGCGACCAAGCGAATGAGCAGGATGACACACCTGTCGCTGAATGCCTTATCTCGATCTGCAGGTGATTGCTCCATTGGTTGCCCTTCTCTCATCTGACCCTCCTTGTCCAGTACTTGTACAGCCTCATCACGACGTCCGCGACCAGCAACCACAGTAGTATCTCTAAGATGAACATCGGTCTTAACCTCCTTACGATATGTTTGTGCAGTACCCAAGAATGCCTTACTCCAGGCCTCATCCTCTGAGTATGGTGACCGGTCGGCCCACCTACCGTAGGCTATCAGACTTGCATAGCACTTGGTCACCTCCTCGATAAAGTCATCAATGGTCTTCACGATGCACCCCCGCGCACAGCATCTTCTTAGGATCCTCACGTACCATGATCCCCGTCATGGTTGGGATCCCACATGAGCAGCATGTCTCTAGCTCACGAAATTGTTCCTTCAAGCGGATGGGGTCACTGTCTGGTTTGTACAAAGCCCAGCAGGCCTCACACAGGTGATGCGTCCAGGTACTTATCATCTGTCCTCTCCAATGTTGGGCTCAGAACCCCGTCACTACCCTCTGGCCAGCTCTCTGAACTGACGGTGATTGTGATCACCCTATTCCTGTATTCTGCACCTTCAACCTGCGCGTCCACCGGCAAGCCACCATGCATCACCCTGCACGAATTGATGGTGTTGCCGTCACGAAGCATATCCTCAACCAGGTTAGCTGAGACCAATAACCTACGAATTCCTCTGCTCATCGATGTGGCCCTCTATGTCCGTTCGCCCGCCATAACTGCATCGCGCGCTTCTGCGTGACCCAATGCTTCGCCGCGATGACCCAAGCACCATTGATTGGGTACAATCTCGTGAACCCACGCGCGACCAAACGATTGATCCGTGCCCAATCAATCTTACCTATCCCAGTCCTAGTCTTTGGATCTTGCCATGCTGGCTCTACCACAATGATCTGCTGTGGTTCACTCATCTGGTCAACCTCCGGTCTCCAGCCAACAGGCGTCCGCCACGATTACAGAGGTTGTGCCACGCGCATGCCTTGCACATCGGATACACCCGCTTGTCCTTCTCATGCCAGACGAGCGCCTCGGCGGGTGCGCCACACGCGATGTACGTGGTATGACTGAACGTGCTTGCCTCCTGGCATGTGATCCCCTCCAGGTTTAGGGGCATAGGCTCATAGGTCATAGGGTCCTTGGTCTGTGATGGGACGAGGCTGCACTCTCCTGTGAATGGGTGAATCTTGGGTTTCCACACCCCTTTGCCTGCCATGGTTTCTCTCCTTTAATGCTGGTGTGTGCGAACGTGCCGACGCAGCGCCCGCCTAAACGATTGTCTCATGCCCGGACACTCCTTCTTCTGAACACCAAGTGCCTGATATTCCCGCAGCCACAGGATCAGGCCAAGGGGCTGGCGGGCGCCACACTTCATGCACTCAAGCTTCTTCGTGTTGTCCTCAATCCGTTGCCAACAATGCTTGCTCATGGCTTCTTACTCCCATACGGCTTGTTGACGAACCTCTTCCTGAACTCCTCCGCCTGCCTAATCGTGTCATCTGAATCTCCATCAGGCTCAGGCGATGGGGCAGGCATGTTGTTCTCAGCCGGTGGCAGATTAGGTCCTGGAAGTGGGTCTATCTTCTCTGGCATGCTGGTCGACACCTCAACACAGTGTGGACAACCCACCGGCTGCCTTGTCGAGGGCCACATCGCGAGCGCCCAGCCAGTGGGAATCACCAGCCTGAATCCCCAGTTGGCGACGTATTCCGCCCGTACCTCGATTTGCTCATCACAGGTGCTGCAGTGCAGTCTTATCATCTTAGCTCCTTGCACCATGTGGTGCATTCCTCCACATCTAACCGACCACAGGTATTACAGATGCTGAACTGATGCCCCTCCTTACATATGGCACCCACCGCGTACCGCTGCACACCAACGCCGATGTCTACCTCCTCATAGACCAGCTCCAACTCACCCTGACACAACGGACAGAACCTTAACGTGTCAGTCATGATGTGTACCCACAGTAGTAGCACCACCGCGTCTCAGCCTCGCTTGGTGTGTGCAGGTAATACATCCCGCCCCGCTGCCGACATGCCGGGCACTTGACAAACGTGTTCAGCTTGGCGTGCCGCTTCAGCATCTTGGCGTGGGCCCGCCTCGTTGGCTGCACCTCCGTCGTCACCAGCTGCAGCCGATCCCGCTGGTTCTCAAGACGAGCCATCCCGAGCGACGTAGGCACCGTCCTCCCACACTGACAGGCGAACCCGCCACAGGTACAAGCTAATGCTTGCCTCCAGGAGTTAGACACTGGCCACCTCCTGCTGATAATAGAGGATCTCAGCCTGAGACGGTAGCCCGATCAGCAGCTCCTCCGTGTTAGCAAAGATGGTCCTGCATCCCTTGCTCTTGTGATAGTAGGCCTTCAACTGGAGTAGGATCTCCGATGATACCGGCACCTCCAACCGGTGAGGGCGCTCAATGCCCAGTTCCTTTAACTCGCTGTTGCGTACCACACGCTCCATCGCCATGGTTATCTCCGATCTAAGGATTGTGTATATACTACTGGATACATTATAATTAATGCAGACGTCTGGTGTACATACGGCAGGACAAATATAATCCTATCGAGAAAGTGCCTGACCTTTTATTCTCATCTAACATCTCAGGCGAGGGGTCTCTGGATGCTGAAGACGGTGTCAGTGGTGTGTCTCCCTCACTGTGTGGGGAAGGCTACTACAAGAGTAGTACGAAGTCATATAGACAAAATCGACTTTTTTTGACGAAACGTTTGTTTGCAAAAAACGTTTTTACGACGGACTGCAGCTCTATCCGCTTCTTACTAAACTATGCTTACGTTTATTACATTTGATCTCTAGCGTCGAACTGCAGTCAAGTACAAAGCAAGTGAGGAAAGCAGATTTATACGGGAAGACTACGACGAAAGGGTTAAAACTCTACAGCGGGAGTTTTTTCGTTCTTTTTGACACAGGAACGTTACGATCGTTCAGTTAACGTACACCACCGGCATCTAGACAGTTGCGATATGCAATAGACGTAACATAGCTAGGCCGTCGAACGTGCCGCTTTTGCACAATAGCGGTTGCAGGAATGAAAAGTCATGGGTTTTGTAACGAATCGTTACACCTGAATCCTGTCATGATACGACCATAGACTTAAAATGCTGTTCTGCAGCTGTGCTTCCTTTCTCACGTTCTGATTATCCTTTAATCGTAAAGGTTAAGGAGAAGGCGCTGCAGTTCAGTGTTGACATAAATTCACACATCTATAAGCTGCTATGATACGATGATTACGTCAGAGCATTGCGCGGGAGTTTACGACCTATGTATTGAACGACGCGTCATTACACTCTGGCTATGTTACGATGATTAGGTTATATTCATAGCGCCTATAGACCATAATTCACTGTGAATTTGCGGCAGGAGACCGTTGCGATTGGTATCCAAAAGGCCGTAGATTACCCATTTGTTTGGTTAACGCCTTTTAATAGCTGTGGAAGGCTGATGATCCTAGATCCGAGATCGTGAAAAAAGTTGTGTACTTGCACAAAAGTTCATGGTATGATTATCCCAACATGAGGCAATCCAGCCCCATGAACAAGGAGAATAACCATGGCACGCATCTACACACCAACACAAGTCCTCACCACGAGTCCAGTGGGGCAGCTCCGGCTGATCTCGAATGCGTTTGGTGATCTAAAGGGCGGGACCGTCAAGGAGATCACTGAGCATGTGGTCCGCGGTGGTCTCGTCACGAAGCAGGATCCTACCCGAGTGGTCATGTTCTACATGATCCACCTTGGCAAGATCGGTAAGGTCAAGGAGATCACGGAGACGGAGCTGAGCGCACTGAGGGTGAAGACCGCTGAGACCGTATCCACCAAGAAGGTGACAAAATCTGTCAGCAAGAAGACCGCTAAGAGGGCCTAACCATGTGGATTATGGAGATCCTAATCTGGTTGGTGATCACCAGCGCTCTCGTCCCCAAAAGATCACCATCCGCTAAGATCCCTTCCAAAACCACCCGCCGCTAATCCTACCCAAGGGGGAGACCATCACGGTCTCCCCTCCCTCTAACCACCAATCAGTTACATTTCTGTACTGCCCTTGGTTGTCAGTTCTCTCACGCACTGCCCTATTCTGTCAGTTTGTGGGTGATCCTGGAAGGGCCCGGCTCCCAAAACCGGCAATCGACCCACCTCACTCAAGCCGTCCCCGTAATTTTGCCGTAGTTTCCAGTGTTGGTTCCTGGCCGAACGTCCCTCAACTCTACCCAAGTATCTCGCATTTGCTGGTCTGGGGCCCAACCTCACTCACTCACTATCTTCTCCGGTAAGGTTTACCCAAGGACCACGTAGTGCTCGGGCATTGGGCAGGGCAGGTTAAATAAATTTAACCTAGGCAAAAATTGTTGTTTACAGAATAAATCACCCTTGCCTACAATCTCAAGCTTCAGGAGGTAACTCCGATGCTACGCGCACGCGCGTTTCCAGACAAGGAGCGGAAGACGCGGCAGTCCAAGATGTTGAGAGAGGCACGTAAGTCTGAGAAGCAGAAGATGATTGACTCACTGCCTGAGGAAAAGCGGCCACATCAGGTTGCACCTGAGAAGATCGTGGCATTTCGGTTTGACCAGGAGTTGATCAGACGGCTGGTGCTACGACAACCGCTGCCAAAGATCATCGCGGCGATGGGTGGGAAGGAGATCGAGCCACTTGTTCATGCAAGGCTTGGCGACCACGACTTCAGGGAGAGCTTAAACGAGTACACCCTCGGTGGGGTGCAGAAGCTGGAGGCGGAGATTCAGGACTCCCTCAAGGAGTTGCAGATGATCCTCCGCCTCTCGGCTGACGAGATGATGCACATTACCCTGGAGATCGCCCGGCGTAAGAGCGCAAAGGATAGTGATCGGCTGGCCGCGGTGACGATGGTTATGGATCGCGCCCATGCGCTCGTGCCCGCGCGCGTAAATGCCGGGAATCCTGGTGGGGGTGGCAACGTGTTTAACTTCGGTGCCGACGTCGTTCGTGAGGTATTGGGTACCCTCAAGGAGATGGCCGGGCCGCAGACACGCTTGGTGCCGGCGGAGAGGACGGTGGGTTCGATGACCGTGGAGGAGCGTGACGAGCTGAGGCAGGAGGCCACCGATGCGGAAGGCTAGGCCCCTAAAGGTTGTGCCGCATGATCACATACAAAATAAGTCGGTCATTAAGGTTCTAGAGGAGATCCTGGCACGCGCGAAGAATGGTGAGATCGTCGGTGTCGGCTACGTGGCCGAGTTGAAGTCGGGGTATTGGTGCACCAACTTCTCTAAGTGCCCAGACTCACGGGTATTTGCGGCCATGTTGATTGAGCTTGGGATAAAAAGGCTTGGGTTTAAGGACTAGGGATGATTGAGCCCAACATCCACGATCCGTTTGAATTTGCGATGCGGATGAAGTGGTTGGCGCTCTCCTCACTTTACTTCTTCGCGAAGGTAATATTCAAGTATAACAAGCTGGTGCCTCACCTTCACCAGCCGTTGTGCAACACGTTGCAGCGGTCCCTGGGCAAGACCGTGGTTGAGATCCCCAGGGGTCACTTTAAGACAACGGTGGCCTCGAAGTCGCTACCAACGTGGCGGGCCCTCCCGATGGAGGAGGAGGTCATTGAGTATGCGCTCAAAAAGGGGTGGACAACCCCTGAAGAGGTCGAGCAGCTTCGAGCGGTGCATAACCCTAATGTCCGCGTCCTCGTTATTAGCAGCACTGAGACGAACGCGAAAAAGATCCTTAGGTCAACGAGGCAGCAGTTCGAGTCGAATGCGCTGTTCCGCAGCCTCTGGCCAAGCTTGCTGCCGAATGAGAAATGCCGGTGGACGGACACCGAGCTAGAGTTCAATCGGACTGAGAAGTTCAGTGAGTCGACGGTTGAGGCGATCGGCGTAGGCAGCGCGCTCCAGTCAAGACACTATGATATTATGATTGAGGATGATCTCGTGGGCATCGATGCCATGGGATCTGAGACGGTCATGAAAAAGGTCATCGACTACCACGTGCTCCTTGAGGGGGCATTTGATGACCCGGATCGTAGTGAGTCCCTGGTCATTGGAAACCGGTGGGCATTTAATGACCTGAACTCCTGGATACGTGAGAATGAGCTCGATTATGAGTTCATCACGCGCTCGGCGATTGAGGATGGGAAGGTCATCTTTCCTGAGAGGTTCAGCCTTAAGGGCCTCGCCAGGATTAGGCGGAAGCAGGGGGACTACTTCTACTCCTGTCAGTATCTTAATGATCCGGTCGCGCCGGGGGCGCACGACTTCGAGCCCGAGTGGCTGCGATCATTCACCGTTGAGCTTGAGACCAAACCAGGGGCAAGCCAACAGGCCCAAAAGGTGGAGGTCTATGTCCGGGATGATGGAAAGCGCACGTATCTGGGTAAACTTAATCGCTTTGTGCTTGTGGATCCTGCTCGTGAGGGTAAGAGGGGCAAGGCCAGACACGCTGTTATCGTTGTTGGTGTCGATACAGAGGAGGATCATTGGATCCTATATGCGTGGGCGGAGCGTGGCTCGACCGATGCGATGATGGAGAAGGCGTTCTACGCCTATGAGAGGTTCAAGTGTCAGCGATGCGGGATTGAGGGTTATGGCGGCGATCAGCACCTGCAGAACTACATGAACTACAAGGCCCGCGTCGAGAAGAAGAAGATGAAGGTGGTGGTGTTTAAGAAGTCGACGGACAAGAGCAAAGAGGAGAGGATCAGGGCGACTCAGCCTCGGTTTGAGCGTAGGTCGGTCGCGCTGGTAGACTCAGACGTGGAGTTTAGAAAAGAGTACATTCAGTTCCCCTCGGGGGTCACGGTTGATCTCCTTGACGCCTACTCTCACGCTGATGAGATCTGCAGGCGCCCAGTTGGGGAGGAAGAATATGAGGTTGTGAGGAAACGAATCCATGCACTTGAAAATTCAGTCAGCAAAGTATCGGGGTATTGACATGACCTACATTAAGACCTGCAGGTTGACCATCGTGATTGCCAGCATCATCATGCTGCTTCTATTGTTATCCGCGCACGCGCACGCGCAGACGACCGCGCCCACGATGACCGTGAAGAAATTTGTTGGTGAGAACACGACATTTCTCTGGGACTATCTGGTGGTCGATGAGCCCGCCTATGCAGAGTTTCAGCTTCGTTGGACGGACGATCTCACCAAGACGACAATCATCTTGAAATCGATCCCGATCAATCTCAGGACGACCGCAATCAGTGCCGCCTTCACCCCTGGGTTCAAATTCACCTATTACAATGTTGTTGCCGCCACACCGGCAACAAGCTCTGTCAGTGCCCCTAGTAACACGGTGGCCACTGAGCGGGTTGGCCGCCCACCCAC